CCAGCTATCACCATTGGGATAGTTAATAATATTTTAGTATCACCTTCACTTGTTGACATTGGGTCCTCAAGGAACTCGCAGTTATAAAGTGTATCTTGGTGAGGAAGAACAACTCCACCTTGACCTGGGATGTTTCCATAAAGAACTTGAATTGAGAATGGAGAAATATTCAATGGGTCATTATTAGGTGCAGCAGCAATTATACGTTGCCATTCATCCTTATAAATTTCTATTGACGCTTCATATTCAATTCTACCGTAACCTCTTGAAACTGGCTCAGAACCAAATCCGTAGTTGTTATCTTTTACTTGTTTTTTACCGTAGTTTATTTTAGTAATTCCGATTACAGGAACACCGAATAAAATCATTTTTACATTAGCCCAGCTATAGTTTGTGCCGTTAACTAATACTCCGTTTAATACTCCCATATAGATTATCCTAATTTAGTTTTAAATCCAATTGTCACAACAATGTTACGTGCTACGCCTTTTGGAATTATGTTAATAACTATGTTAATTGTAGATGTTGAAAGAACATTTTGAACAGCTGAGATTTCTGTTGAATATGCACTTAATTCACCGTTTCTAAACATATTTTCTAATACAAAGTTAGATAAACCTTTCCATGATGCAATTGTTACATCAGTTAGAGTACCGTCACTATTTAAATCTAATGGTGAGTTAAGATTAGGCATTAATGCTGCTCTTACAACTCTTATAGCTTTATCAATAGTTCTGTTGTTTTCAATGTATGCATAATCACTCGATGTTGATATTGCTACGTTTGAATCATTCCAGAAAGTACCGTTAGTTCCGATAAATTTTCTTAAGAAGATATATCTAAAACCGTTCAATTGTTCTAATAATGCGTTAGAAATAGATGATAATGTTTGGTTGTTAGCAAAACCAGCAACTTCACATTCTGTACCATCACTTACGTTATAAGCTCCTACCCATGCAATATCTTCAGAAACTTTTGCCAAAGCTACGTTTCCTAAACAAGCACCTAATGATGGAACCGATTTATTTGTTGTTTTTTGTAAATATAAACCCCTACCACTCATTGATTGAGAGATAATAACACTTACTTTATTTGCACTCAATTGAGATAAATCTGGTAGTGTATTAAGGTTTGTTGTACCCATCAAATCACAAGCATAAAGTACGCTTAAAGAAACACCGAAAGTAGTTTCAGTAGCAACAACTGCATTGTTAATAGCTGTAATATCACCTGTAGCAATACTTGTTTTTGCTTGTGCGAATATAGCTACTTGACGTAGTTTACCTTCAGCAGCAGCTTGTAAAGTTGCTATTTCAGTTGCAAAATATGTAGAAGGAACATCACTAAACATAACCCATAGAGTTCCGTTTGGTTGAATTCTAAAATATTCAGAAACTTGATAATGATATTGTGCCAATTTAGATGCAACACCGTTTGCGAATTGTGTTTTAGTATGAGTTAATGTACCACTTGTTGTCAAAGGGGTTCCACTATTTAAGGCAATACCCTTGCCAGCTGGGGCTGTAATAGTTACAGTTGCAGTATTTGCAGTTGCAGTATATCCATGAGAATAGTTTCCAGCATTGATAAATGCTGCGATTGCAGTAGCTTCAGCGTTTATAGCTAAGCCAGCAGAAGCATACGTTCCAAAATCTACAGTTCCAGTGAAATCTGTAATAGAAATTAAAAGCGTATCACCAGTTGCACCAGATGCAGTTACAGTAATAGTTGCTGTTGCTTTAGTTTCATCAGTATATGTGTTAACAATACCTAAATTTTCAGCATCAACTAAACTTAAAACTTTTTCCACATAAGATGTCCCAGAACTGAATCCAGAAGGTTTAGTTGCATCGTAGAATATTAATCCAGAGATATAATCTTCACCTGGCAATACTCGTCCTAATCCACCTTGACCTTTAATAAAAGTTACGTTTGGTAATGACATATATTATATTTTTAAATTTGTTTATTTTTATTTTATTTATTAAAAAACCCCCAACTTTTAATTGGCTGGGGGCTCTTTAGTTATAGTAAGCTAAGCTTAAACTGTTTTGTATAATACAACTTCTGCACCAAAACCGAATTGAGTATCAGCTTTGAAAAGTACTTTAATATACCATACATCAGAGTTGTTTTGTAATTTACCGATTGAAACTTGGTTATCTTCAGTAGAGTTTATACCAACCCACATATTAGAGTTCAAACCAGCAGTACCAACAGCACCTAAGATAGTATTATCTGGGAAACCAGCAAGTGGAACAATAGTTTTACCTTTGTAAGCCATAACACCAGCGTTAGTTACATCAACACCTTTGTTCGCTTGAGCGATTTGGTAGTCAGAATATAATTGAGATGTTGCATATGAAACGAAGAATTTGAAATCTTTGTTATACAATAATGCTTTAGGGATTTTTGCGTATGCTTTTTCTAATTCTACAACGATATTAGAAGCAGTTAATGCTGTTGCAGTAGTTGTTACATCTAATACAGAAGCGTTGTTTAATGCTTTTTTGATAAAACCATCAAATTTGTTGTAAGGAGTAGCACCTGTAAGGTCACCTTGCATAAGGGCTTTGTCAAAATAGTTAGCATGATATTCAAGAACTGTTGAAACGATAGCTGCTTCAGCTGTAGCTGGAAGATTTCTACCAATCAACATGTTTTGCATTTCTGGTGCAAACCAATGGTCCTCAAAATCATGTGGGTCAAATTCTTTGTAAATCATATACATAGAAGGTTCCAATGTAACCGCATCAATAGTAGTTAAACCACTTGAAGAAGGTTTTACAGCGTAATCTTGAACCATGTCATCTACAGAGATTCTTGGAATTGTGAATTTTTTCTTAATACCATCTTTAACGTATACGTGGCCTCCAGCGATAAGCTCAGAACCAACGATAGCTTGACGGATAAATGTTGACGCAACATCGCCAGCGTAAGTTGTGTCATTTAATACTAATGAACCGTAAGTACTCATAATTTTCTAATTTTTAATTGTTTAAATTTTATTTATTTTTGTTTTTTATTGCCAACATCATACTTGCCATGCTGGTGTTTTGTTTAGTAACATTGTTAATGTTGTTTAGGATATTAACCCCAACTTTATCAGTAACAATTTCTACTTTGTTTGTAACTTTATCTGCAATTTCGCCACCATCTTCTAAGATTTTTAATTCTTCTTCTGACATATCGGCCAATTCTTCTTCAGTGTAATCTTCTAACATACCATTTTCTGGTGCTTCAGTAGGGGCAGTTTCTGGAGTTGAAGGTTCTTCTACTTCAGTTGTTTCTTCAGCAAGTAAACCAGCAACAGCCAATTTCAATGCAGCGATTTCTTCCATACATTTTGTCATCATTTCTTCCATTGAAGGGGTTTTAGGTTCTTCTGCTGGCATATCTTCCGATGGTGCTACTGGAGCATCAACATTTTTGGTTTCTTCACCACATGCATCAGAAACTAAGTTTGTAACAGGGGTTTTTAAAACTTCGATTGCATCAAGAATTTCTTCTGTAGATGCTTCTTCATTTAATCCCAAAGAGTTTTTAACTTTGTTATCCATAATTTTTATTTTTTCTTCGTTTAAAATTGAATTTATTATATTATTCGCAGAATTAATAACAGCAGATAATTCTCTTTTACCTTGGATTTTCTCAGTAGCATTAACTTCATCCCAAAACGTTCCAGTAAATTTATTATCATTTCCATTCATCCACGTTTCACCATCCATTAATTTTGATATTTTAGCTTCATTAACACCACTACGTGCTACCATAGCCAAAATAGCTTCCTTGAAATTGTATAAACTTTTTGAATCCCCACCACTTGGGTTGTGTAACATTAAAATGCCATAATCATTCATTATTCGTTTATCTCCAGCTTGGAAAATAACCGCTGCAATACTTGCCGCAAGGCCTATACAGTGTGTTGTAATTGGTGTTTTAGCTGCTCGTATTGAATGATAAATACTCATTCCATCTGTAACCACTCCACCTGGGGAATTTATTAGAATTTCAATATTTTCTTTTCCTAATGTATCTAAGTACATTAATTCTTTCATAAATACATCACCCATCACGCCTTGACCATCCAATTCGTCCCATCCAATATGTTTATCAATAAACATTATCGGTGTTTCAGCTTCTGTATTTATACAATAATTTAATTCCATATAGTGTAATAATAAGTTGTTTATTTTTTTGTTATTTTAAAGTGTTCCATTTTAATTCCATTTTTTATGTTATAATTAAATAAAAATGATTATGGAGAAAAAAATAGTAATGCATACTAAGCCAAAATTTATAAAGTTGATAACTGCTATGGCTTATAAAAATAATGATAGTAAATCATCAACGGTGGGGGAAATTGTTAAAAAATATTTCGAAACTTTATCAGAACAAGAAATTAAAGAATTGTTAACTACTTATGATAAATTAACTGCGGATGAAATTAAATATCCAGCATCTTGTTATAAAGATAAATAATATAGGGGGCCTTAAACCCCCTATTATTTTTTAATCTAATTTAACTCTAACGTAAAAGTGTAATATATCTTCAAAAGGTGCTGACCCACTATATGCACTTGTAATTTGGCCAGCTGTTGTTATAACAACATTATAACTAATTTGAGATGTGTTATTAGAAGCTGTATTTAATACTGCAATTGGAGTATCATGTGTTGGCCTATAAGCAGCAGCCAATGCAGTTGAAAACATATTTCCACTACCGTCACCAGCAACATGCATTTCCATTACTAAATATCCATCCCATGTTTTCTTATACCTTGAAGGTTGATAACTTGCATAAACATCATGAGCATCTTTCCAGTACGTTGCATTGAACGCTGGATATTTCCACGCTTCATCTGTAATATTTGCCATAACATCACCCTCGATAGCACCAATTTCTAATTCTAATGCGGCAACAATATCATCAACTTCTGTTTGAGTATAAGTTACTCTTTCTGGAACTAATTGTGAAAAATCACATAAGTAAGAATAATCTGGGTTTGTACTACCACCACTACCACTAACTCCAGCTTCTAAGTGTAATCTTTTGTTTTGGTGAACATATTCTAACGAATTATCTGACATTAAAACTGGGTCAGTAGCAGCATAAGTTGTTTCAATGTAAACACAAACTACAGAACCGCCAGATGTTGTTACATTTAATCCATTTTCTAAAATATATAACGAACCATTCCAAAATAACATACCAGCACTTATTTGATAGGTTGAAGGCATGATAATAGCATAATTATCTAATCCACTTATAATGTAAGCATCATTAGGGGTTCCACCTTCTACAGCACCAATAGATTTTGTTTTAACTATTTTATTTAAAACTTCTTTATATGCTTGTTGTAAATGTTGTAAAGATGTTTTAGTAAAAGGTTGTTTTACAGGGGTGCTTATTGCACCAGTTATAATTTGTTTCATATTTTTTATTTATT